AAGAAGAAATAGAAGTGGAACACTAAATGATTGCCCTCGTTGATGCTGATAGCCTATTGTATAAAGCTGGGTTTGCCATAGAGGACAAGGTGGTTTGGAATGAACAGGAAGTTTCTCTAGGGACCGAAGAGCCAGAAGTCGAATATTACACAGACCTCGAGGTTTGTAAGGGGACTTTTGACAGGTTCGTAGGTAACATCCTGTTCGCCACTGACTGCGATAAAGCGTTTCTTGTGTTCTCAGGTGGAGGTAACTTCCGCGATGCAATCCCAACATCGTATAAAGAGAATCGGGTCAACAGTCGCAAGCCTCTAGGGTACGCAGAGCTTCGTGAGTACGCGGAGACAACATACGACTCACACACACCACAAGGAATGGAAGCAGACGATTACGTCGTACACCTTAAGACTAAGGAACCCGAAGAGTACATCTTGTGTGCTATTGATAAGGACGTCCTTTACCAGACTGTAGGAACACACTACAACTATGGCCGCGATGAGGAGGTCACAGTTAACGACTTTGAAGCTGTTTGGTATGCATACTATCAGGTCCTCACTGGGGACACTTCCGATGGTTACAAAGGAGCTAAGAATGTCGGGCCAGTGAAGGCTAAGAAAATTCTCGAGGAGTGTGAAAACGAACAGGAAATGTGGCAAGCTGTAGTAGAGACATATGAGAGCCGAGGACAGACCGAAGAAGAGGCTTTACACACTATGCAGTTGGCTAATATGCACCAATTCGATGGTGAAAACATAGTACTATGGACACCCCCTCCCCTTGAAAGACCCCTATAGAAGGAAACGAAATAATGTTACCCAAGATTTCTAAAGAAGCCTTAACAGTTATTATTGAAACTCTGGAAGATCGTTTTCCAGATAAATTACCGCATAAGGCTATCACAGTAGAACATATGCACACGCTGTTAGGCCAACAGGCGGTCATCCGCCATTTGAAAGAAATACTAGAGGTTGCCTATGAGTAAGATCACCGTAATACCCTACGATGATAAATACGTAGATGGCCTAGAGGAATTGCTCCTATCCTTCTCTGAGGAGGTTTACGGAGCAGGTACAGTCGATCTAAATAGATTTGTGGAAGACCACTGGTTTATTTACTTGGCGATGGACGGGGAAAAGGTTGTAGGTTTCTCGAGTTACATTTACAACACCTACTTTGGCCTACGGCCCCCTACTATCGGTAACTCATACCTATATGTCACACCTCAATACAGAAAAGGTAGGGCAGCTTACTTGCTTACTAAGCAGACTGGATACGTTAGTATAGACACAGGACTTCCCCTAGAACTATACTACGCATCCGATGAATCAAAGAAGATTGGTGAACGTACTCTAGGAACCACAGGTTCTATGATATACAGCGTCCATGAATATAGTCTCGAACATACTAAACAAAGTTACAACTTCTACAAGAAATAAGGATAGACCAATGAGTTACACTTTCAAAAACCCCTTTATGCCCGACCTCTCGCTGCGCCCAGCCGGGATGGTGTTCGGAGGCGGTAAAAGTCGCGGTGGGGTAGTAGAAAAACCAGTCTACGTGCCACCACCCCAAGCACCTCAGCTGGAAGAAGCGGCCACACAAGAAGATGCTATCACTCCCGAAGAGGAAATGATGCGTCAGAGAGAGGCCACTAAGAAGGGCGCTAAGTCACTTCAGATTCCACTGCAAGTTACAGGCACTGGCGGGGCTACTGGCACAATCGGCACAGGCTCAGGCGATAAATAAAGGATACTATCAATGGCAACTAATAAACAATACAACCCAGAAGAATTGGTTGAGTTGCTATCGAGTTCCAAGGAAAAGTTTTCCAAGCTAGATACAGGACGCTCCTCAGTGCTAGACCGCGCTCGGGAGTGTTCTAATCTGACTATTCCATCTGTAATCACAGAAGATGGTCACACAGAGTCAGACGACCTCTCTACACCTTATCAGGCTGTAGGTTCGCGTTTGGTTCACAACCTAGCTAACAAACTTCTCATGGCCCTTTTGCCCCCTAATGCCTCTTTCTTCCGTCTATTGCCTCAGCCCGAGGTTATCGCGTTCGCTAAAGAAAACGATGCGAACGAAGACTTGGAGAAGAATCTTGTCACAATCGAGAATGAAATACAACGTCAGATCGAGCGTGAGGCCCTGCGGGTTCCTATCTTTGAAGCGATTAAGTCGTTGATCATTGGTGGTAACGCACTGCTGTACAAGACTAAAGGCGGGGTGAAGAGTTACAAGATGGCCGATTATGTGGTCAGTCGTGACTTCTCAGGTAACCCGATAGAAATAATTACAAAGGAAGCTGTCTCTAAAGAAGCACTTCCAGATGACGTTCGTGACCAAGTTATGAGCGATCCAGACTTACGTGAGGTAGAGAAAGTTACAATCTTTAGCCGTGCTATCCTCAAAGAGGGTACATGGTATACTTTCCAAGAAGTAGAAGGTTTTATCGTTGAAGGCTCTGAAGAGAACTTCAAGAACGGTAAGGACTTCCCTTACATCCCACTGCGCTGGACTTCGATCAATGGTGAGAGCTATGGTCGTGGACTAGTAGAGCAATACCTCGGTGACTTCCGTAGTCTCGAGGCACTATATCAACTGTTGCTAGAAGCGTCCTCGGTTATGTCCCGAGTGCTCTTCGGTAAGCGAGCAGGTGCCGTTCTGGACATCGACGATATCAACAACGCTGAGAATGGCGTTTGTATCCTTGGTGATCTAGAGAATGACATCACGACGCTACGGGTAGATAAAGGATCAGACCTCTCTGTTCCTATGAACATGGTCCAAGACCTGACACGCCGCCTCGAAGCGGCTTTCCTCGTAGCGTCCTCCGCCGCACGTGACTCTGAGCGTACTACAGCCACTGAGATTCGTTTCATGGCCGCAGACCTCGAGCAATCACTTGGTGGTGTATACTCACTCCTCGCTCTAGAACTACAGCGCCCTCTCGCTAGTCTACTCCTGAAGCAATCCAAGGCCCCTCTCGATCAGTTGGGGGTTGATGTGGTTGTGGTAACAGGTGTGGAAGCACTGGGCCGCACAGCAGAACTAGATAGACTTCGTCAATTTAACTCATTGCTACATGAGACAGGCGCTGCGGAGCAGATTATGCAGCGTATGAACATTGGTGTTTATATTGAGAAACTGGCTAATGCCCTCTCAATGGATGCTACTGGGTTGATTAAGACAGACGAACAGCTACAGGCTGAGCAACAACAGCAACAACAGGCTATGCAGCAGCAACAACAAATGCAAATGGAACAGGAAGGCGCTAAGGCCCTCGCTGGCGCTGCACAAGCACAACTTTCAAAATAGCTAAAGGAGACACCATATGGCTAAATCACACTATGAGATCAAGCAGAATGCTTTGAAATCTAAAAACTCTAATACGATCACAGACAGCGATTATGTCCTTCGGGATATCGGTACTGATGAGGATACTGCTAAGAACATTATCGACATCACACCCGAGGCTTTCAAAAAGAAGGCTCCAGTAAAAGCTTCTAAAGCGGAGGACTAATATGTCTGAGCATGATCAAGTAACTGAAACAGTCAATGAGGCCCCTCAGGGGGTCTCAGAGGCCCCTCAGAATACTCCTGAAGAACAAGCAGCTATTGACCGCTACCGTGAGTCACAGAAGACAGCGGAAGAGCGGGATGCCGGTGTTCCTGAAGGTTACAACGAGGACGGTACAAAGCAGGAAGAACTCATAGCTGGTAAGTTTAAGTCTCAAGAAGACTTGCTTAAAGCTTATGAAGAGCTCCAAAAGAAAATGGGACAGCCTCAGGAAACACCCGAGGAAGCTCCAGAAGCTGAAGAGAAATCCATTGAGGAAGCAGACGCAGACTCAACTGACTTCTCAGCTACGAAATACGAGCAGGAAGTGGCCTCTAACGGTTCTCTTTCTGACGAGTCATATGCCGAATTGGAATCTAAAGGTTTCACTCGCTCACAAGTAGACACATACATCAAAGGACAACAGGCTTATGCCGATTCTGTCCGTAATAGCG